ATAGGATCTACTGTGGTCAACTCTTTCATGTCATATAGTTTGCCAGGTATCTGTCTTAGATCTTTGTCAGGACTACATACAATGTTACCAGGATTAGCTGTAGCATAAATGCCAAGAGCATCGTCTGCCTCAAGAGTTGGTAGCTTGATAACTTCATAACGATTACTTAGTTCTGTGATAACACGTCTATAGCCACACGGCTTCTTACGATTTCGATGACCCTTATAATCGGGGTAAATTTTCTTCCTAAAATTCTCGGAGTCACTAAAGAAAAGAATTAACTCTGGAACGTCCCACATAAATTCATTCTTGATTCTAGTTAGGTCACGTTCTACATTCTTCAGTGCTTCAGAGAACCGGCTGACAACAGTGATTACATCGTCACCCCAATCAATGTCTTCCTCTGCTCCTGCACAGCTTTTATACACTGTGTAGTCAGCATCAATAAGTGCCTTCATCAGTCGTACCTCTTACCAGTCTTGTCTGCATACCACTTAAGAAACAAATCGCACTTAGCTCGTCGACGGTCACAAAGGTAAGGGTAAAAGGAGCACACAATTCTAAAAATCTCAGATCGCCTGCCTTGAGCCATTTGCCAGACCTGCTTCCAATGATCTTTGGTTTGTGCTGGTTTAAATTCTCTTACATTCGATTTAGTATACGTAGCAAAATCTTGAACAACATCAAGGTCGGTCATCATCAGTGACACTGACCAACTATCATTAGCTTTATTGTAATAAAGACAGCCTTCACCATCAAAAATACCAGCTAAATAAGCGACATGTAGTTCGTCAATGTACCTCAGCCCAATTTCTTCCTTGCTTTGCTTCGGCTTCGATTGGGACACGGAGGTTGTAGTATTCTCCTGCTCTACAAGCGCTGTATACCAAGGATGTTGATAAGTCTGCGGCATGCTCGGGAGTACATTCGTATTGTAATTCGTCATGTATAAATGCGAGCTGTGATGCACACAGCCCTGTTTGTTTAATAGTTTCGTTTGTGATTACAAGCCAACGCTTTGCGATTACGGCGGATGATGACTGCAAAAGTGAGTTCAATGCTTTGTGAGGGCTATCTACTTTGATGTGACGCCCGTCTAGTGATTTGATGTAGCCTTTTTTACTTGCTTCTTTAATAGCTTTAAGCAATCGATCAAGGCCAGGAATTGCTTTTACAAACTCTTTCCTGATGTCTGCACCTTTAGCTTTGGCATCCTCTTCATTTAATTGAGGGTCAAAGGTATGTCCAAGTTTAATATTTCCCCCGCCATAGGTGAAACAATAGCTGATGGTTTTGACTTGTCTCCGAGTAACTTTAAGGGCGTCGGCATTAACTTGGTGAATGTCTCCATTGAGGAGGATATCCGCATACCTACCACCGTCATAAGGACTAAGGTAGTGGCCGAGCAGCTTAAGTTCAATAGAAGCAAGATCGGCCCCAACCATGACTTGGCCTGGTGTTGCTTGGAATAGTTTTCTAAATTCTGGGTCACTTTTTGTCTGTCCGAGGTTGGGATTTCGATGCGCGCATCTATGCGTTACTGTTGCAACTGAGCAATGATGATGTATACGATTAGCAGTCGTACATAGCTTGAGCCATGCGTTGGTGCCTTCGGAGATCATCCCCAAGCTCTTCGTAATATCGAGACATTTCAGAAACTCCAAAGCAACTGATGGCCCACCTGATGCAGCCATCTCCCTCAATACAGTCTCGTCGATAATCGGCTTCAAAGTAGCTGTCAGCTGGGTTGGTTTCCAACCATGTAATGTTTGTAGAATCCATGCAATATGATCTCGTGATTGGGGATTTAGTTCAGTGAGACGGGTAAACTCAGCACCTTTGACATAGCCTGTGGTCCGATTATCTCGTTTAGGAGTAAATAATGATCCGGCAACGAAAGGGTACCTGTTACGTAATAGTTGATGAGTTTCTTCAAGTTCTTTTCTGAGAGACGATGCAAGTTGCCATGCAGCGCGTTCGTCAAAATACCATCCATGTAATTCTTGATTAGTTAATATCCGAGCAACGTCGTGCTCTAGCTTGACCCACTCAGGAATGGGTGGAAGTGGTCGCATAATTTGGTGGTTAGTTTTACATCTTGTGCGCAGTAAGCCTCCATCTCTGGCGACCATTCCTGCCAATCGGTTGACTTACCGAACTCTCCTTTGTATTCACCTAGTCGATGGCCGTAGCTCTCTAATGAATGGCGGCCATAAAGTTGAGACGGCATGTTATCTAAGTTACGCCTCTGATCTATTTCCATCATGTCTGTGTGATACAGGCGTGATAAAAGAAGAGTATCTAATACAAAAGCTTGTGGATCAAACCACAGGTAAATCTTTTGGAGTACAGGTAAATCATATCCAAGGATATTGTGACCGACTAATACATCTGCATCTTCTAGTCGTTGTACTCCACGAACAATCGGTTCTTGATTACCCTGATCATTGTAAATACAGGTAGTGTCAGCTTCGCTATCATAAATAACTAGGCAGTGGATCTTGGTAACATCATCAAGTAGACCGTCAGTCTCTAGATCGAATACGAGCATTAGTCCATTGGTATGTTTTATCTACGAACTGTGCTTTACGTATTGCTTCAGCTGTAGGTGGGTTAGGTTTAAAAATCTGGTTCTTGGTTGAACATTGCTGCAATTCCTGTTTCATTAAATTTACTTGTAGTTTTGTCGTATTTCAGTTGACAGACTTCACCAACATTGCCTGTATGGCGGCACTTAAGGACGCGCAACGTTGTAAGATTTGATTCAGATCCGCTCTGCTGATCGGATTCGAGCGCAATGACGCAATCTGATAGTTGACCCACTGCTCTGGATCCGCGCAATGATCGCAGTTGCACTCGTGCTCCCTCTTCATGGCTTCCTCCATTGGGTGGTGATGATGTGTGACATACAAGAAATAGTGTGATACCTGTTCGTTCGACTAGTGATCTAAGCTTTGTCATAGTGCGGTCAATCATGACCCGCTCGTTATCACCTTCAAGACCGCTAAGTAAAATTGATAGGTGATCTAGAAAGATAACTTTCGTATCTAAACCTGCTGCCATGTATTCAATACGTTCGCAGATATGGTCTGGATCGAATGAACCGAAGCCATCAAAGAGATTTAGATCCCAGCCTGCTACTGTCTGATCAAATATTTCAGTCAGCTCGCCTCGTTGTTGTTCACCGAGGTGTAGAGATTGTCCTGCGGCGCAAGCCATGAGTCCGAGGATTGTTCTTCGGTTAGATTCTTCAAGGCCCAAATAACTGCACCCGACTCCCTTACTGAGAAGGTGAGCACATACTTGTCTGAGCCAGCTGGATTTTCCGCAGCCAGAGCCTGCAGTAACCGTAATAAGGGATTTCCTCCTGATCCCGAGTATCCTCTCGTTGAGCGTGGGGAATGGGTAGTCATAATCTGATGGCGGTTCAGGTGTAGTTACTAGCTCTAAAAGATTTTTGGCATTAACAATGCCGTCTGGTCGGTACTGTGTATGGTCGTAATTACATACAGCTCGTATAGCTTCTGCGTCGTCAGCTTGTAATGCCTCTGAGGGGTCTTTATATGACTCTAGAAAGCCTATAAAAGCCTTGCCTGGTGGAAGTACAGCTGCTGCTTCTTTAGCAGCCTTCCTACCCGACTCATCTGAGTCAAAAATAATAACTACCTTATCGTAGTGATTAATGTTTTCATAGTTATGCTGGAATGCTTTTTTAGCTGCAGCTGCTCCGTTCGGAATTGAAACAACGTCCCAATTTGGTTGAGATTCCCAGACGCTCATTGCATCCATCTCACCTTCAACCACAACTAGCTTCTTAGCCTTCTTTGTTGTTTTTTGCCTGAAGTTTTGCATACCAAAGAGGGTTTTCACCTCTCCTTCACAGCGAAACGACTTGTCTTTAGTCCTTACCTTTGCTCCGACAATCTTCCCATCACCGTCGAAATAATAGTGGCGTAAGATTTCTCCATCTTTATAAGTTTTGAAGAGTTCGCAGGTCTTTTCTGAAATTCCTCTTGATTGCAGCCGTCTAGCTGATCCTTGGAGTTGTACATTTGACACTTGATGATTGTGGATGTTTGTTGTGTTGCCGTCAGCGTGTTTGTAATAACCACATTGTTTGTGGCACCACTCATGTCCGTCGCTATATAGAGCGTTGGCATCTGATGAGCCGCATTGCGGACATGGTATGTGTCTTACAAATTCAGACTCTTCATGTGAGCCATTTGATTGGGATGTTCGCAAAGGAGCACCAAGGTATGTTTAATTTCTCGCAGTATTTTGCGTATGTTGTCTTAGATTTTTTAGTTATCGTGTTGTAAGGAGCCTGGAAGACCATACGAAGATCTAACTCAGGATGCTGCTGTTTGACGGCTTTAATCTTCCGTCTGTCTGCAGCATCCCAGTACCCTTTACATTCCAGCACGACACCATTAGGCAAGATAAAGTCTGGGGTGTATAGGTGTGGAATTGTGTAAGGTACTTTCTCAGTCTCGTATTCGTAGTCAACAGCCAGGTTACAAAGAAGATCAGCTACCTTCTCTTCAAGTCCTGAACGGAATGCCATTTAAAAGTCGTCGTTATCCTCAACAGAGCAGGGTTCGGAAGGAATCACGTTAGGTTCAGACACCTTAAAGCCAGTCGTATTACCAAATAGTTCTGCTACATCTTCAGTAGACATATCACCTACATCAACGCCAGCGGCAGATGACAAGGAGACAACCTGAATACCTTTTAGCTTCAAGCTAGTACCGTAGGTAACTCCATCACGAAGGATGTAAGGTTTTTGGTATAGAGCTAGCTTTACTTTTGACCCACTATAAATAGGAAGACGCTCATCAGTAATGAGAGTACCTTCAGTATCTACAACAGGTGGACGTGTCTCTGCATTCCAACTAAACTTTACTTTATACTGTCCGCCGCTTCCTTCAATTTCTTCCCAAGGTTCAGGCTTAAGTACTGAACGCTTTGGATTCTTAAGTTTAGATTCAGCCCACTTAAGGGACTCTGTACGGTCATCTTCTAATTGATCTACAATGTCTTGGCCTACAATAGCTCCAAGTGAATAGCCAAATTTAGAAGGTGTCATTACAGCCTGATAACCTTCAAGGATTACAGGCTCTGGTGTTACGATTGTGTTGCGTGTCATTAACAGAAAAAATAAGTGGATTCAATTACTGACTCAGGGTTAAGTGTGTCAATAATCGGTGGTTCGGATTCAGCTCCGATTTGTTTTGCCCAATTCGTCAAGTAATCTTGTTCTGCAAATAAGTGCATGTAG